TTAGGAAATGGCAATCTGCGTCCGCGCTGCATGGCCCGGACCATAAAGTGCCGACACCTGCGCAACGTGGATTTCGATGACACCATTGACCCCATCATCACTTTGATCTGACGCCGAATAGGTCCAGCGCGCTTCTTTGAGTTCTTCTCGTCTCAAAAGCAGCTCACCTGAATATATCTCGACCACATAGGCTTCGACCTCCTCGCCAAGCGGCACTTCAGTGACACCCCAACTGTCCCCGCCGACACGGGTTCGCCGGATCCAGCCTATCTCAATGTCTCCAGAGACTTGCGGGATCGCCCTTAGGTGCACCGGCGCATATGGCCTTAGTCCATTTCCAGCAAAAGTATGGCTTTCCTGAATGTAGATTGGGTCGCTCAAGGGTCGTGACGCTGGACCCACGCGATATGTGCGCTCCAGACCTATTGATGCCGCGGGCAAGTCCAGTTGCTCTTTGTTTTGATCGAGAAGCACAAACCAAGACCCGGCGGGCCAACCAGAGGCATCGACGCGCTCGCTGCCATTTTGCCATCGGAGACAAATGGAAACCTCATAGGTGTCAGGACCAACCAACTCGGCTTCGGTGAACTGCAGCACTTCCCAATTTCCAGGGGTGCCATCACCGATTGCGGCCACATTCGCCCCTTCCAAAACCGCACTCGGGTCGACGCTTTGCAAATGTCCTGTGATCATCCGCACCCGGAAAGGCGCGGATCGATCCCAAGCACCGGGCGTGCCGGGCCTCAATTCGGTTTCCAACACACCAACAATGGGCGCGTGTGACAAGGTCGTGTTCAGCCGGAAATCGTTGTCCCCCACCGCGCTATAGATCACCGCCTCTCCCGGCCAAGGATCCGCCACCGCAACCACATGCGGGCTATGGGGCAGCTCATCCCCAGTGATCAATGGCAGGTCCATGAAGAGCGGCGTCATTGGAATCGGCGTGTTGAAAGCAGGCAAAACGCCCTCCTCCAATTCAAGCGAACGCGGCTGATATACGCGCTCTGAGACCCGTGTCGCCTCACACTGGATGGCCTCAGCCGCTTCCATCCGGTCAATGCGATACGATTGCGGAGCACCATTCGCGTCCAGCAAAGACACCACATCCCCGACACGCGCAGCTAATTTGGACATTGGCAGCGCAAAGCGCACCGTATCCTGCGCCAGTCGAGATTCCGCCAACCACCGCTCTGCCACCTGCCGCGCTTCGCCACGTTCCATCACGATATTCAATTCACTTTGAGACACGGCCTCGCTCGGGTCGTCAGCAAAAACGCCTTCCTCGGCAAGCGTCTCATAATCCGCAAGCGCGCTGACTGCTTCAAGCCGCACGCGCCCAACGGTCTCAGCCTCAGCCTCCCGCATGCGCTCTGGGCCCACTGGCAGGTCCGCTGTCACCGCTAGCGTTTCTTCATCAAGCGCCAACACCGGCGCCTTGCCCCGCATCACAAAGGTCAAAACCCCCGCGCGTTCCACCACATCAAACCCATAGCGCAGCATCAAAGGCTGCAGGCTCCGTCGCAATTCACCAACCTCATGGGTTGCAAATCCACGCACCACACCGTGTAGCCCCGACACATCAAAAGCCCGCACCCCCGCACGTTCACAAATCTCACGTACCACCGACGCCAAACTGCGATGGCTTGCGCGCCCAGACAGCCAATGACCGCGCCGGAAATTATCCCCATCACTCCAAAGGTCGCTGTTACGCGGAAACCAAGGAAACGGCCGAGAGTCCCAAGCCCAGACAAAGGCACGTGACATATCAATCATCGGGCCACCATAAACCTCTGAAACTGGGTTGTTTGTCTCATCGCCCCAATAGCGGTACTGCGCCTTAAGATATTGATGTTGAATATATTCGTCCGGCTGACCATTCGAATAATGTGGCGCGGTACTTTCGGACGATTTCGGATCCAAAAACTTGTTGGGCTGATTGGTCCCCTTATCGATGGCCGCACAGCCCAATTCCGTGAACACAATGGGTTTAGACCGAGGCTCCCATTCCGTCGCCTCCTCCAAACGCACGCCGCCAACCCGCTCATGATGCGCATTCTCCCACCAATTCCGCACGTCCTTGTAACGATAGATCCAAGGCTCCCCATGTGCCCCATCCGTTATAGGCGTACGTATCTGCGCCTCTCGCGCCTCTTCAGAGTGGTAATACCAATCATAGCCCTCCCCGCCTTCAATATTGGCGCTCAGGTAATCCAGATCATAGATCGACCCAAAACCCGCATCCGCGTGTTCACTGCCGTCACGCCAATCTGAAAGAGGCATGTAATTGTCGATCCCAATGAAATCGATATCCTCATCGGCCCACAGCGCATCCAAATGAAAGTACCTGTCGCCACTGCCATCCTGTGGCTGATACCCAAAATACTCGCTCCAATCGGCGGCATAAGACAGCTTCACATCAGGGCCCAAAACCGAGCGAACCTCTTTCAGCAAATCGATCAATGCGTTCACCGCCACAAAGGCGCCACCCGCACCGCGGATCCAAGTCAGCCCGCGCATCTCAGAACCGATACAGAAGGACTCAACCCCGCCAGCCGCCTTACACAATGCCGCCTGATGCAAAATGAACCGGCGATACCGCCACTCATTGGGGCCTGAATACGTCACGTTGCCGTCGCTCACCGCAAAATCACTGGCAGCAGCCGTTCCAAAGAAGTCTGCAACTTCCGCATCAGCCACAGCCGTGCCGTCAGGGCTGCCCGCCTTCCCCGGCGCAACCGAAAGCGTCACGCGCCCCCGCCACGGCAAAACCGGCTGATCGTCCGCACCCGTCCACGGATCAGGCAACCCATTCTCATCCAACTGATCCATCAAAATGAATGGATAATACATCACCGCTTTGCCTTGGGCATGCATGTGCTCAATCGCCTGAATGACCGATTGATCGGTTGGCGTACCCCCATAGATGGGCCGTTCATCTTGCGTCGGCATCGCCTCGGCAGACCCACGCGTCAGCCCAGCCACTCGCCATGGCATCGAGCCTTCAAATTCATCCTTTTCAACCATGGGGCGGATCAGACACTCGCCACACCGCAGGTCATTACCAAACCAGCTAACGATCAAAGACGCTGCCTCACAGTTTGGCAGATCACCCTCCAAGACATTCAAAGCACTTACAAAATCCGCCTGCCCCGAAGGCGAGTTCACATTCGCCGCCCATTTCCGCCCTGGACCATTCTCATAATAGACCGGCTCCGTGGCCAAAGCGTATTCCCCGGTACCGGGGATCAAAGCAACCGCGCGCGTTGCCTGCGCCGGTTCAATATCCGCTTCAAACTGGGTCTTAGGAGAGGGTCGCGACACTTCAAAGGAAAACTGAGGGATACGGTTGCCGAACTGACCCAGCTCGAGATCTTCAAAGACCACATATGCGGTACCGCGATAGGCCGGGACAGTGCCGGCGCCTTCAACTGCCTCAATCTTTGGGTCCGGCAATTGCGTGTCATCCCCTGGATAAACTCGCATGGTCACATCCTGCATTGAAATCTCACGCCCATCCGCCCAAAGCCGCGTGACGCCCGAAATCTCGCCTTCACACAGCGCAATTGCCAGCGACACTGAATAGCTAAACTCAGTCCGTTTTGGTTGCGGCGGCGCGCCCTTGCCGCCGCCGGAGGTCGTTGCGGCTTCCTGAAACCGCGTCGCCCATATCACATGACCGGCAATGCGCATGCGACCATAGACTTGGCTGACGGCACGCCCCTCCGCGGATCCAGTGATGCGATAGCGATCAATACGCCCGGTCTCGACGGCCGCTCCTCCCGATCCCAAAATCCGCTGATCAATGGCACGGCCAGCCACGCCACCCACAAAGCGGCCAATCGCAACCGAGGACAGCCCGAAAACCGACCCCCCAATCGCCCCACCAATCGCAGCGCCCGCTGCGGAAAGCACCATAGTAGTCATGATCAGACCTCCTGAATTGGAAAGGCAAACCGCGCCACAATCCGGCGCGACCAGGGTTGGCTTAGAGGGTTCTCAATCACCGCATGGCCCGCAAATGCATGAATAAATTTGGGCTCAGCCCCGATGGCTGACTGAATGCCCAAATGCTTCGCCACGGCTCCATCACGCATGCGAAACAGCAAAATATCGCCGGGCTCGGCTTTTCTAAGATCCTTAGAAATCAAATGCCGCAAAGACGCCCTCCACAGCGCCTCATCTTGCGCGGTCTCAGACCAGTCCTGCGAATAGGCGGGGATCAACTCAGGTTCGCTCCCAACCACCTCTCGCCAAATCCCGCGGATCAGGCCAAGACAATCGCACCCAGCCCCTTTGACCGAAGCCTGATGTACATAAGGCGTCCCAATCCAAGAGCGCGCGCTCGCCACGACATCCGCCCTCATCGCAGGCTGCCGCCATCATTGACCCCATCCTTGCGCGGCACATGGGTGATCCAATCATCCCCGGGGATATCTGGAAACCCTCGGAAATTGAGCACATCATCAAACTTGAAGCGCGCAGTGGCAAAGGACCGGTCATGACCTGCAACCAAAACCATGCTGTCACCAATCGCGACTGGGACATCTATTGGGGTCCACAGCTCAACAACGCGCTGCCCATCAACCACCTGATCTGACTTAATAACCCCGCGCAGCCCCGACCCTTCGTGGATCAAATGCCCATGTGTGAACCAATCCGCATCAAACGCCACTGCCCCGTCCAGCTCAAACACCATGTTTTCCTGCACAGAAACCACCAACGCGGCGATGCGAAACGCTGGATCGGCCTCGTCCACAGCGCATCCATCCACCCCCCCCGGACAGCTTTTCTGATAAACGCGCCCAACCGGCTGATTAAGCGGTTCACTCAAGCCCCGAAGCTCCGCTCGAAAGGCCCCACCACTGCGGGTCACCTCACCAATCTGGCCCGCGAAAAGCACCAATCGCTGAGACACATCAGCCCAATTCACCAACCAACACGTGACCTCAGCGCCATCATATCGCCCGGCGGCAATGTCCTCTTCGGTAATCGCATCTGCGGACAAAGCCCCAAGCGTTTCGGTGTTATCCACCCCAAGCCCAGATCCCTGCTCCAGAGCAGCAGCGGTCAAACCGCTATCGGCCAGAAATCCCGTATTTTCAAAGGACAAGGCACAATCGTGATCCGTAAACCCAAACACCACCCCATCCTCGCGTGCTACACGCCAGCAACGCGCCAAGGTGGTCAGACCGCTCGCTAAATGCGCCGCGAATTCCTCCGATAAACTCATCACACACGCACCTCCACCACCGGCACGTTGGGCATATCGCCTGCCTGAAAGCTCGCCACGCTGGTCTGAATACGATCCGTGTCAAACCGAACCGGCACATCAAACTCAAACCCCGCTGTCACCTCTTCCCCCGGTGCAGGCGCTTGCACCAAAGTGATCTCACCACTTTCCAAATTGACCGTAAAATCAACCGCTTCGAGCTGCTCGGTGTCGGCAACCCCAACACGCACGGTCCCAGCGACAGGCTTAAAAATCGGCCTCTGATAAGACGCATCGCCCGAACGATACGTCTTGTGCAGCCGAAACACATGGGTCTCGCCATCCCCGGTCGCAATCACCTGATCCCGGTAATGCACATCGCCTGAAGCCTTCGCCGATTTAAAATCCGACCAATCCTTCCAACGAAATCCATAAAGCTGTCCACGCCGCGCCTCAAAAAACGCAATCAACGTCTCGATATCATCCAGCGAGCGCATCCCAACCCCCGCATCATACCGTCTTCGGGCATGCGCCCAGGGCGTGTTGCGCTCTTCAAATCCATTGGCGAGCGTCACAATATCTGTCCGCCGTTCTGGTCCGCCAATGGACCCAAAGCTCAGGTTCGCCGGAAATCTTATCTCATGAAAATTCATCGCCTCGATCCTCACAAATTTCGCTGGCCACGCGCCACGGCACGGCTCATCTGCGCCGCGATCTGCCCCTGAGAGCGACGGAACCCTTCCACATCAGATGTCTGGATGTTCATGACCACCTGCACAGGCCGCGCACCCCCGCCGCGCACGCCCAGCTTGCCGTCAGCGCCGCGCGCCAAAGGCATAATCGCCTCAGGCCCTGCCTCGCCCATCAAGCCCGTGCCCCCTCGCATGGGAAAAGCCGTCGCCTGGCTCACGATGCCACCATTGGCAAATGGCATGACACGTCCCTGGGCAAAACTCGCCCCATCCGCAAAGGGGCTCAAACCGCTAAACAACCCGCCAACCCCACGGGCAATCAACGACCCAAAATGATTGGTCACCGGCGTCACCGCCGCTTGATAGGCTGCATCCATCACGCTCTTGAACACGGTCCGCACCGCGTCACTCAGGCTTTCGCCATCCAAAACCAGCCCATCGACTGCTTTTTTCAGCCCCTTAGACAAGCCCTTCTCAAAAGTCTGAAAATCGCCGCCCGCCATTTGCAGGCTTTGACGCACCCGCTGTAGCTCGCCATCAAATGCCGCCAACATGTCGCTGGTCGCCACAGCGCTGTCGGCAACCCCTTCAAGGTGATCCTGCACATCCCCAAGGCTTTCAAAGTCAGTCATCTCTCTTTCCTTCCTGATCGGGATAGGCCGCCAGCAACTGATCCAATTGCCCCCGGCTCATGGGGGCAACGCCCTTGGATTGCCCCAACATCATCGCCAACTCTGCGGGCGTAAGCGCCCAAAATTCACAGGGTTTAAGCCGCAACCCATGCAACCCCGCCCGCATCAAAGCTGGCCAATCAAACCCCGCCATCAGGCGTGTCTCCCGGCACCACAAACGCCACCGCCAACAGCCGCGCCGCCATTTGTGCCGCCACCATCGGCCCGCCTTCAATCTCTGCCGCAGCCAGATCGCTCTCAGAGCCATCCCAGCCGCACGCCGCCAACCCCGCATGCAGCAAAGCAATCACATCAGAGGCCGAAAACGCCCCGCCCTCAAACCGCTCCACCAGCGCCACCAAAGACCCACTTTCAAGCCGCGCCTCCAAAGACGCCAAAGCCCCCAAAGTCAGCTTCGCCAACCGCCGCTCACCATTCACAACCAGCGCCACTTCACCTGCATGAGGATTGGCCATCGCTTAGTGCGCCACAAAGGTCAGAGCACCGGCAGAAGCCAAGGCCAACTCATAGGTCGCCTCGCCATTATGGGTCCCCGCATATTCCAAAGACGTCACCTGAAACGGGCCTTCGACCACTCCAAAATCGGGGATAATCACCTGAAATCCCGGCACTTCTCCGTCAAAGAACAATTGCCGCGCCCTCTCATCGGTGTCTTCGTCTTTGAAAACGCCAGAGCCCGAGATAGACGCCGACTTCACCCCGGCACCCCCAAGCAGCTCGCGCCAACCGCCCTGGCTTTCTAGCGAGGTCACATCCACGCTTTCCGCGTTAAAACTAATCCGAGTGGCGCGTAATCCTGCCAGCGTCACAAAGCTGCCGTCGCCCAAAATATCCACCTTGATCAACAGATCCTTACCGTTCTGTGCCGCCATCTGACCGGCCCCTTTCTGTTAGAAAATCAATCGTCCTGAACCCGCGCCCCAAAGCGCAGATCAATCCGGCGTAGGTTCGCCGCCTCTTCCCGGCTCGCCACCGCGCGTTCAAAGCGCAGAGCCACCAGCTGCCCCCGCGCAAGCGTCAAATCCGCATCTGTGAGCGCATCGCTCACCGCCACGGCCACAGCCTTTGCGCCCGCAAACCCGCTCACATCGGACACCACGGAGACCTCAAAGCGATGCAACGCCCCGCTGCCATCGCTATCCGAACGATCCAGCACGGTTTCCGCACCCAAACTCACGTAAGTCGAAGGGATCGTGCCATTAGGCACTTCGTCATAAATCGCGCTACCCACTAGATCGCTCACGCCCGTGTCGCTCAACAAATGCTGATACACCGCTGCCTGAAGGGCCACCGCCACGCCGTAACTCATGCCGCCACCTCTTCACGCGCCAAACAAGTTAGGTAGCGTCCAGCCACGTCCGGCTCGGTCACCGCCATAATCCGAAACACCCGCGCCCCTTCGCGAAACCGTTGCCCAGCAACCGGGCGCTTCATTGACCCCACCGGAGCACCCCGCACCGTCACTTTCACATCCAGCCGAGACACGCCCACATCTTCACGATCGCGCTCACCGCCGGACCTCGGCCGCACCTCCGCCCACAGCTGACCCAAAGCATCCCAGCTCTCCACAAAGCCACCTGCCCCGTCAGAGTTCCGCGTCACCGCTTCCAAAACCATCAATCGGTTGAGCATTGGTTGTCTCATCGCGCACCCTCCATTCCAATCCGAACCGGCCGATAGCGCGCAATCAGACTGCTGACCCCAAAGGGCATACAGCCCGTGTCCAGCGTCGTTTCATTGCGATATTCATAATAATGCGCCGCCAACATCATGACGGCCTGCTGTAGATCCGCAGGCACGCCCGACCATTGCGCCGCAAAGCCCACGCTGGCCACAATCTCGACTTGACCGCCCAACACCGGCGCAGGCAAACAGGCTCCCGTCGCCCGCAGCATCGGAAAATGCGCATCCATCTCAAGGCGATAGCTTGACGCTGCCACTTCACTGGGCACGCCCTCGCCATCCAACAACCGCACCGCTTCCACGGCCCTCACCGGCGCCAGAGGCAAAACCTCGCTCTGCTGGTTGCGCCATTCATGCAACCGCCAGGTCACAACCCGCGCAATCAAAACCTTACTGCAGCGCACCTCCACCGCAGCCAGGGCCGCCCGCAAAAAACTCTCCAGAACCACATCCTGCAGACTGTCTTCCGCAAACCCTGTACCCAGTCGCAAATGCGCCCGGAACTCCGCCATGGGCAAGGCCGATACCGGCAATTCTGTTTGATCCATCACATACATGGAGTTCCCCTAAACCTATCGCTCCCCTCACTCTCCCCATCGTTCTGGGGCGCGCACCACGCGTCACTCAGTGGGAGGGGAGCAGCCAGAAACGCGTCTGGCGCACGCCCCGGTGAGACAGCCGCGCCATCTCACCACTCGCGATGCACCCTTAGGACACCGCGAAGCGCAGCAGCTTGATCGCAGCGAAATCGCTCACGTCACCGCCCACCCGTTTGGTGGCGTAAAACAGCACATGAGGTTTCGCAGAGAACGGATCACGCAGCACCCGCAGGTCCGGGCGTTCCGCAATGGTGTAGCCTGCCGCAAAGTCGCCAAAGGCAATGGCATCAGCCCCGCTGGCAATATCCGGCATATCCTCGGCAATCAGCACCGGATAGCCAAGCAAACGCGCAGGCTCACCCGCCGCCAACCCATCAGACCAAAGGAAACGGCCGTCTGCGTCCTTCAGCTTGCGCACAGCCCCCGCAGTCTTTGAATTCATCACGAAGGACCCATTGGCGCGATATTCCGCCCCCACCGCATAGACCAGATCAATCAGCGCATCGCCGCCGTTGAACGCCGCATCCATGCCCGTGGCCACATAACCAATATTGCCCCAGGACCAGCTGTCATTCGCGACCGCCGTGTGGCTCAAAATGCCCACCGGCTTGTCGATCCCATCCCCGGTAATGAACGCCGCCGCTTCCGCACGGGCAAACTTGTCCGCAATGCGTTTGGCCAGCCAGCCTTCCACATCAAAGGCGCTGTCATCCAACAGACGCTGCGACGCTTTCGGCAAAGCCGACAGCTCATGCAAAGGAATGGCAATCCGCTCAATCGTTGGCGTGCCGGTCTCCGACGTGGCAGATGTTTCATCCGCCCAGCCAGCCCCCATTTCAGAGCTATCAATCAGCACGTCATAAGACGTCGCTTCCACATTCACCACATTCGCAATCGCCCGAATAGACGCGGTAGACGCAAGCACAGAGTTGATCTCCTCCGACGTCACCGGATCGACCAAATACCCGCCATCGCTATTGATGACCGAGGACAGCGCCTTCTCTTCCAACTCCAGCCCACGCAGCCCATCATCATCACCGGTGCGCAGATAGGCCGCCATCGCCTTCTTATGCGGAGCCTCATAATCCGTGCGCTCCAAAATCGGGCGCGCCGCCATCATCGTCTTTTGATCCAACTTGTTCATTCGCTCGTCCTGCTGTTGCAATTTCTTCTCAACTTCACCGCGAAAGCCTTTGAAATCAGAAGCAAACCCTGCCACTGCGGCCTTCACACCCTCCACCGGAGACACATCTTCTCCGTTCCGGGCCATCAGCCCGGTTCCCGTCTTGGTCATTCTTGTCCCTTTCGACGTTAGCGGCGCTTAGTCCCGCGCCATCTGAAGGCGTGCATCCTCAAAAACACCCGCCAAAGCGCGCAACATGTTAGCGTCAGGATCTTCCTGTTTCGCCGTCACCCGCGCGGTGGGAAGCATCGGAAAGGTGACCAATGACACCTCCCAAAGCTCCAATTCGTGGAGGACCCGCTGGCCCTTCTCATTCTTCACAGCGCGCACCGTGCGATAGCCAATCGACAACCCATCAATCGCCCCCGCCGCAATCAATGCCGCCGCTTCCCGGCCTTTCGTGACCGTGTCCAGCAAACGACCCTTTACGTACAAACCGCGTTCATCCTCACGCACCTCATCCCAAATCCCGATGGGCTGGCTTGGGTCATGCTGCCAAAGCATTTTCACCGACCGCCCCGCCGCCGCGAGCTCCTTGAGGGACGCCGCATAAGCACCTTTCTCAACAACATCGCCACCCTGATCAGACGCACCAAACAACGAGGCATAGCCTTCAATCACATTGCCCGCGTCAACCGTCAGACCATCCCCGAACCGGGCAAATTTCCGTTCCAATTCCATATCCATGCCTCTCACAATCCGGCCTCAATCAACGACTGAAACGCCTGCGCCAAGATCACTCCAACCACGCCATAAACCGTCAACCACAACCGCTTCTCCAGCCGTTCAATCATCGCCTCAATGCGATCTAACCGTTTGTTCAGGCTTTCAAATTGCAGCTTCGCCACCCGTTCATGGGCCTCCAGCCGCAACGCCGGCGCACAATCAAAAGCTTCGAACCCATATCGATCCCCTTCAGCCATCGGCGCCCTCCATCACCGGAGGCAGCCCCAGCATCCGCCGCTTCTCAGCAGCCGTCAGAAAATCCGCGCCTTGAACGCGCTGCCACTGATGATCCCGCTCAGCGCTCAACGCAGGCACCTGATCCAGATCCGGTTTCAGCCTCAAAACCTCGCCAGAAAATCCACTCAACCAATCCGCCAAGCGCCCCGCCACCCGGCTCACCAATGGCAAAACCGTCAGCCGGAAAAACGCCCGATGCGCTTCTTGATAATTCGCGTAAGTCGCATCCCCTGGAATGCCCAACAACATCGGCGGCACCCCAAAGGCCAAGGCAATCTCCCGCGCCGCCGATTCTTTGGTCTTCTGGAACTCCATATCGGACGGCGAAAACCCCATGGGTTTCCAATCCAAACCACCTTCCAACAGCATTGGCCGCCCCGCATTGCGCGCGCCCTGATGGTGGGTCTCCATCTCAGACACCAAGCGATCATATTGATCTGAGGCCAAGCTCCCTTGCCCATCTGCCGACTTATAAACAATCGCGCCCGAAGGCCGTGCCGCATTGTCCAGCAAGGCTTTAGACCAGCGAGACGCGCTATTATGCACATCAATCGCCATGGCCGCCGCTTGCATGGGCGAAAACCCATAGTGATCGTCCTGCGGATGGAAGTTTCGCAGATGACAAATCTGCGGATGCCCTGAAACGTCAAACCGATGCTTGCGCCCACCCACCGCATATTCATAACCAGCAGGCCAACCATCAGCGCCGGGAACAACCCGCATGCGGTCCGAACGCAGCACATGCAGCTCAGTCGGCAAACCGACCTCGCCCACAGCCTCCACATAGCCATCGCCTGACAGCATCAACTGCGCCACCAAGGCTTCCACAAACTCCGCCTGCCCCTGCGCCAGGTTCGGATGGGACAACAGCGACAAAACCGGGTGCGTCTCAAACCGCGTCTCGGCATTCTCAAGCACCAAAGGCACCGCCGCCGCCGCCTCTGCAATCAACTTCACACATCGAAACCCAACCGGGTTCCCCGCATAGCCTGTCTTGGTCAATGATACCGTATCCCGAGGAGACCAAGCCACCCGGCCCGACGACTGATAGGCCACCACAGGCGCGGTCGCGCTGGCTTTTTGTTCCGGCGCTTTGCCATCGCCGCGTTTTAAAAACTCAAACACCATCCGCCTCGCCTTCATGTGTATCGCTTCGTTGAAAACCAATCTGCCAAGAACCTGTTAAACCCCTGACAAATGGCCGTTCTCACCGGATGCAACACCTCATAAAGATCTCACAGAAGGCCGCGCCCAACCCTGCGATGGCTCCAACATCAAATCCGTCAATGCCCAGACCAGAGCATCCACCCGATCGGGCGAGCCATCCCCTTCAAAGCCTTGTCGTCCCATCAGGCACATCTGGTCTTCTAGTTCGCCAAGCCCACGCACATGATGCACACGGCCCTGCTCATAAAGTGCCGCCACCGGCTCTGCGCGCACCACCTTTCCGCGTTTCGCCCGCACCGCCCGATAGGCCATCAAAGGATCGATCTGCCGCACAACACTCTCCACTAGGTCGCCGCCCTGATTGACCTCTGCCACCAACCGATCCGCCTCCCAGCGCCGCGCCGCATCACAGGCCGCCTCAGCCCAGCCCTGCGGCGACAAACCCTGCACCGATGCATCCTCCAGCACGAAAGCGCGCCACTCCTGCGGAGGCCCCTCCAGCACCGCCCCAACAACAACGATCCCGCAGGCATCAGACTGCGCCGTTCCCGTCACCGGCGGATCAACCGCCACGACAATCCGGTCCAAATCCGGCACGCGCGACACCTCAGCCGCATCCACCAAAGACCGCGTCCACAACGCGCCCTCAATATCTGCCATCAACACGCCTTCCAGCTCCTGCCGCCCCAACCGCGTGCCCTTGTAGTGAATAGCCCCTAGAATTGTAGACGCCTTCTGCCCTAATTTTGAGGACAGGAGGTCACTATGGGGAAGCCAAATTTTAGCGATGAGTTTAAGCGCGATGCGGTGCATCAAATTACCGTTCGGGGATATGCTGTTCGGGAAGTTTCTGAGCGTTTAGGTGTTAGTACACACTCGCTGTATCAATGGATGAAGAAGTTTCCGGCGAAGATTAATCCGTCATCGGATTCTGATGCCGAAGTTCGCAGGCTTAAGAGAGAACTGGCGCGTGTGACGGAGGAACGTGACATCCTAAAAAAGGCCGCCACGTACTTCGCGAAGAATGCAAAGTGAAGTACGGTTTTATCTTGGAGCATAGGGCGCAATTCACAATTCGGACGATGTGCCGTGTTTTGGGCGTTCATTTCAGCGGGTTTTACGCATGGATTAAAAATCCGTTAAGCCTGCGTGCGATGGAAGATCGGCGCCAAACCAAGCTGATCGAGAAGGCCTGGCAGGACAGCGGTAAAATTTATGGCTATCGCAAAATCCACGACGATCTCATCGATATGGGTGAAAGCGTGTCTGAGAACCGCGTGGCCAGACTTGCAAGATTGGCGGGCATTCGCGCCCAAATCGGATACAAAGCCAAGCCAAGCAATCACGGTGGCAAACCATCTGTTGTTGTCGACAACACGCTGGATCGCCAGTTCGATGTCGATGCGCCTAATCGCGTCTGGGTAGCTGATATTACATACATCAGAACCCGTGAGGGCTGGCTTTATCTGGCCGTCGTCATTGATTTGTTTTCGCGACGCGTCGTCGGCTGGGCGACACAGTCAAGACAACCAACTGATTTAGTCATCAAGGCCCTAATAACGGCGCTATGGCGGCGCAAGCCCTCTGCTGGATTACTTGTCCACACCGATCAAGGATCACAATTCACAAGCAGGGATTGGGCGTCATTTTTACGCNACAATCACATC